TTACCAAATTCTTAACTGCGTTGTCTTGATCCTGATCGTACAAACGAACCGAGATTCCTTCGCGTTGTGCAATTTGTGCAGCCGAACTGTCACCCATTACCAACGTTCCAGCAGTTACTGCGGTTGTTGTTACAACTGGGATTCCGTTGAACAAAGGAATATTTCCTTCGTATGTCAACATTTTGTAAAGGTACTCACCCTGCGAATCTTTCTCCCCTTGCATGAAGTAGAAGTCCGATGGGTTCATCATGATAACGTCAGCGTTGTGCTTACCTGCTGCGATCAATCCGTGTGCTGCGATGATTGCATCGAAGTAAGTCGCAGTACCTGCTGCATAACGATCTTCGAAGATAGTACCAGTGAAGTTAGCGTCAGTCAATGCTCCGCTATTCAATCCAGTAAGATTCGGTGCTGAACCGTTTCCAGTCAAAAGTTGAGTATCTTCAACGTCCATCAATTCCTGAACTCCTACTGTGTTAAGGAATCCGGCCAATGCAGGAACGTCATTCAACAACTCCTCAGAAATACGCTTGTGGTGCGCAATTTTACGGGCAGGTGCTTCTTTCATTTCGAAGTCATTGTCCGAAGCTGGTTTTGCGTTGCCTTCTGTTACAGTAGTAGGCGCTCCGTCAACTGCCGTCTCTTGTGCATAAGCGTAGATGCTTCCAGTCATTGGGATAGTACCGAATGCTGAACGTACGTGCAACTGCTCACGTTTTACTGGGATGATACCTGCTCTGCGTGTCGGCTCGATAAACGATACGTTTGTTCCGTTTGTCAATGAAGCCGCTTCAGTCATTGTTCCAGCCGCTTTCAACTCGATTGGGTTCGTGTTGCGTGACTGACGGGCAGCGAATGCTTTGAACGAAGAATCTTCCGCCAATTTCTCTGCGAATGATTTTACGTTGCTAAATCCACCTTGCAAACCTGACTTCATTTTCTTAAGGTCAGACTGAAGTGAATCCAAAAGTTCTTGATTAGCACCTGCTTTTTCCATGAACTCTTTCGATAGGTTATCGATTGCGCTCTTAGTTTCAGCTGCTACCTTTCCAGCTACTTCGCTTTGTGAGTTAGCTTTTTCGATTTGTGCGTTGAGATCATTTTTGATATGGCTCAACTGCTCTTTGATTTGATCTTCCATTTTTGTTAAATTGATTTCCAAATTTCTATAAGGTCAATCGGCTCGTAATTGCTTTGAGTGAAATTGTCCGGCTCATCGCTTTTTGCGAGTGATATAATTTGATTCTTTATGATATCGAGTTGATTCTCGATAAGATGAAATGTTTCGTCTGTGTAGTCTCCGTTGCGAAGTGCTTTGGTTAAGTTGTCCAATCGTTCTGTAAGTGCCGATGCGTCCTTTTGCGTGAACTCCGACTTCATGCCCACGACTGGAGTGTTTTCATTCGCACCCCAAGTAACTGACGAATATTCCCACAACTTTGCCTCTGTGATTTCGTTTCGGCTCTCTCCGGTCTTAATCACTTCGAATCCAACCGAATGCTCTGTGATAACACCGTCACGGTATAGCTTTAGATAGTCACCGTTTCGAACGTCGCTTACTTTGGACTGAATAAGTAAACCCTGACCGTCCTCCTCCATTGACATAGGGATTCCAATCGGGTTCATCATGTCGTGCATCCATAAGTGCTTGATTCGGGGCTTACCCGATGCTGGGCCGCGTTCTTTGATTGATTTTGTCCATGCACCCTGACGGATTACATCTCCGTCTGAATCCATGTTATTGAACGCTGATGCGTATAGGGTAACGATGCCCTTATCCATATTGACTTCCTCAACGGGAAGACTGACATTTTTATACTTCATCATGTTACGAAAATATCGTATATTGCATGATGAATAGTTAAGAATACTGAAAATGGAAATACAAAACCCGTTCGAAGGCAGTCCGCTTCAATTCCAAATCGAAGTCGAGTATTTTCAGAACGCAACGTATGATATTGCGTGTATGTGTTACTTTTACGAGAATCAGAATTGATCCATCCCCATCATTCGGTAGTGCCAAAACTTTGCTAAGTTGAAGTCGATGTCGAACTCGCGGCAAACATACGCAAGACTATCCGTAACGGTGTAACCCAATTCAATTCGTCTCGGCACTTCCACCTCCACGATAAACCGCTTATCCGCTTTTTTCTTGAAGCAACTCGCTTTGAGTAAATCGATTGAAATCTCTTTGGCTTGTTGCGGTGTGATCCCGTGCCGTTTCGATAGTAGCTGGTAGAATTTATCGGCTGATGTCATAGGTCTTAATGTCCGGTGTGATTCTCTAATTGCTCAGTTTCTAAATAAAATTCATTAGCGTGTAACCCCCCTATTGCCCCAGTCATACTATCGCCAAAATATTCAAACGCACAATGAAGTTGTAGCTTCATATATCCATCTTCATCAATTAAACTATTGTAATAATCTTCTGCTTGTTTCCGACTTAGAGTAAGCATCCAAGTTTTTATAAATTGCTCTTTACCTTTTTCAGTTGGTTTTACAAGGCAGTTATGATTCATGTTGAATTTTGTCCATTTATTTGAACTCATAGCCATATAATTTTTTTATAAATCTGTGATATATCTTACAACGCACCTGCAGTTCACTACTTCACTTGCAGGAACGTTTGAACTTCCGTCTCCTGGATGCATCATTAAAGCCCCTCCAACAATAAAATGCTCATCCATTTCAATAGGCGTTGGATCAACTTCTAAATGGCTCGTTCTTGTTCTATCGTCTTTACTTGCAATCCACTTCTTCTTCAATTCCAACCCAGTCGCCTTTGCCCCGATGTAACTCGCTCGATTCGATGCGGTCAATACTTCCGTTCTTGCGATGCGTTCGGCTCGGTATCTTGCATCGTTTCGCCATGTCTCGCCTACATACTTTACGATACTATTTCTCGTTTCGATAAGCCCCAATCCTGCTTCCTCCGCTTGAACCAATGCCCTTCGAATAAGTTCTACCGCCCTTTTTCGGCTCGTTCTGTTTATAGACTTAATGCGATACCCTGCGGTGAATCTCATGTAGTTGAGTATCTGATTAAGCCAACTATCCCGAACCGTTTCGTTTACGTCTTTGCGCTTAATGATGTCGTTATAGGTCATAACCGAGAAGTGCCGTCCAACGTCCGAATAAAGCGAAGTGTAGAACGCAGTGGTTTGGTCGAAGTTGAGTTTATTCGCTGCCATGTCAGGATTCTGCATATCACCAGTAGATTCGAGGTAGTCCAATACGGGCTGAATCTGCGCCATAAGCATACGTCTGCACTCACGCTCGTATTTGCGTTCGTACTTCCTTTTCTCCTTATCTATCTCCTTATAAAAAGTCACTCGGCACGTCGGGGTTTTGGTCAATGTCAATAGGCACTCGACCTGCGTTCATAAAGTATCGGTTCAAATCTTCGTCGGTTACTTCGTCTAAGCCCAATTTCTCCCTATATTCGGCTAAACTCATTGCACCTCTATCGACCAAGTAACCGTATGCTTCGGCTTGTAGTTTCAGGTCTTTTTGCAGTTCCGGAATCTTACCCCAATCCATCTCGACCTTCACTCCATACGCATCGCCTATCCATCGGTTAAATTCCTCTAACCATCCGTTCACAAGCGGTTGAACTGCGTTGTTGAAGAATACTCTCCGTGCCGTATCGTAGTTGTTGTAAGTCGCACTATCGTTGTCGCTGAACATAATCGAAGGCACGTGATAAACTCGGCAAATGTCCTGCAAGTTCCAACGCTGATCGTCAATGATACCCAAATCGACTGGGCTTAACCCCATGTCGATAAACTTAACCCGTGCCGATGTGAACGCTAACTTACCGCGCTTATTTGCTCCTGCATATTTTTTGGACCAACTGCGTTCGATATCTACCGCTTGTTCTTTGGTGAATTCGCTTGTACTGTTCGGACTTTCATCGCTCGACACGATTCCAATCGCTCCCATGTTCTCGAACGATTTTTGACTGGCCAAATATGCCTCGTTACTTTTCGCCACCACTCTTGCTGCGGCTCGTATCGGTGACATTCCATAAAGGTCTTGCCCCCAGTCATAGTCGTAATTCGGGAACTTATCGTGACACACCTCATCGGGTTCAAACTCAATACCTTGCTCACCGATTATCACGCGGTAACCTTTAACGGGTTGAAGCGGTCCGCCCGTTACAATCTCCGTCCATTGCGATGGCATAACGAACATCTCTTGAATCTTTCCTGCGTTCGGTCCGTTCTCTAACTTGATACCGTACGCATACGAATTACCCGTGATTAGTTTGAATCCGAACAATTGCTGGAAGAACTCCAACCGCCCTTGAAGTGGGTTGGGTCGTGCAAATAGTTGGCGGAGTTTTTCATCCTCGACCTCCTCGCCTTGTGCATTGACGAATTTAACGTGCTTAATGGAATCGGCCGCAGTCGATGCGATTTGGCTCACCACCGAATAGACTAACGCATTTTTGGAATACGCTTCTCTAACGTACTCGTCTGCGTTCTGCTCAATCGATATGGGAGTGTTCGTCCCAATCCATTGGTAGATTTGTCGGTATAGCTTGTTGGGACTGATGGCTTGTTTGATTCGATCAAATAGTGTCATAGTGCGAAGAATGTAGTTTTTTGCTCATCGTTTAACGCCATAACCATTACGTCCACTTGGTCATCGTGCTTTGCATACGGGAACTGAATTACTTCGGCTAAAAAGCGTTGATTCCATCCCCCTGCTAACAACTTGACCCGTCCTGCTTCAACTTTTGCAGATACGGCATTGGCTCGGCTTACCTTGTCCCGTTCTGGTGATTTATCTTCCAAAACGTTGAGACCAGTTTCGGATCGTAACTGCTGCACTATTGACTTTCCACTCGCTTTTGGCTCGATGTATATCTTAGACTGTCGGCTTAGTCCGTGATTATGAGAGTAGGACTTTAAGAACGCAACTAACTGCGGAAATTCAAGCCGAACCGTTTCCACGTTGCGAATATACAAAAAATTATCATGCCATGCGTAACACATCACCGCAGTTGGGTCGTTTTCACTTTTACTCGTATAAGCCGGATCGACTTTAACGTGCCACGTTGCATTCTGTGGCAATTCGTGAACGACCTGAAACCACTCCTTTTTGAATATGTTACCACTTGGCGGTGTTGGTGTTTGAAGAATCTGCCCAGCATACCCAACGCTCCCCAATTCAACTTTGAATTTATCGAGTAGGTTCTGCGTAAATCGTTCGGGCCAAAATAGTCCGTCCTTGTATTTATCCCGTAGCTTGGTCGGTTTAACTTCGTTGGTTAACTCGCCTGGAATGCAGATGTGACGATACCCTTCTTTCTTTAGAAGATACCCACTCAAATCGTCCTCGTGCAGTCGTTGCATCACGATTATCCTTATGGCCGTGTGTGGGTTTTTGGTACGGGAATAAAACGTTTCAGAATAAGCCGTGTTCGCTCTGCTTCGTTCCACTTCGCTACTGGCTTCTTTTGGATTAAGTGGGTCATCTAATATAATCACATCTCCACCCGTCCCCGTTGCGGTTGCAGTCGTACTCGTTGCGAATCGCTTCCCACCCTTGTCGTTCTCGTAATTACTCTTGACGTTTTGGTCTCCAGTCATTTCGAAGATATGCCCAAAGTTCTCCTGGAACCAATCGGATTGAATAAGTTGTCTTGACTTCCGTGCGTGTTCGGTGGATAATGCGGAGGAATACGATACGGTCAAGAATCCCATGTGGGGGTTTATTATCCAGGACCATACGGGGTAAACTATTGTGGTGATGTAAGACTTTCCAGTACGAAACGGAACGTTTATAATCAGATCGCCTTTGGATGGTTTGTTGGCGAGTATTCGATACGTCTCGGCTTGTAGGACATTGCATACAAACTTAATGTGCCAGTTTGATACAAACGGGGTCTGTGGTTCCAGTACCTTAAAGGCCTCAAGAAAGAAGTTGTAATAAGAAAGATACTTCTTATCGACTGCTATCTCATACGTCATCCAACTCGGTTAACTGTTCTATATCGGATTGATTCAATATAACGTTATTGACTTGCACCTTACCTCCATGATCGACCGTTTGTGGTGCTTTACCCCAAGCGTATTCAACCAAATACTTCAAATGGTCTTTTGATTTTACACTTTCCTTTGCGATAAAAGCCCAAAACTCTTCTATACTTCCGTACTCCTTTTCTATTGCTGATATCGCATAACCCGACACTTTTAACTTCTCATCTCTCGATGCGAGTCGTTTGTCATCGGGTCTCTTCGCCTTCGTACTGTGACCTCCGTTATTTTTACGTTTGTCAGCCAATTTAATAGAAATTAATTGGTTAATCCTCTTCTAACTCATTTTCAGCCCATCTGCGCATCGGATCGCCTCCCCATGCTGCATACATTATCGAACCACATACTTCGTTTCCGTCACGGTCTGTAAACGACCCAGTATCATACTCCTTCGCTCTTGATAGGAAGCTATATGTTCGCTTGACTGTTTCAAGACTTATCGGTTCACGTTTGGCTAATTGATTCGCTCTTGTCCATCCCACATTCGTTCCGCAATCGCTTCCGCTCTTTTCCTTGAAATCAATCGCCCTTTGCGCTTCGTCCGATGCTGCTTTGGGATAGTTCGTGAACGACTTTGTTTTGGGCTCTGACCATTGCGATTCGCATACGGCATAACGCTGATCTCTATCAGGGTATTCTGCCCTCATCGTATCGTTGGCCATGCAACGTCCAAGAAAGTCTGTTCGTGTTTCTGAACTAACTGGTTTTGGTATGGGCATAATACAAAATTTTCGCTAAAATACAAAAATTATTTGAATTTCAAAGTTGAGTGGATCACGTTTCTAATATATATCGGTTCCCCAAATAAACGAATCCGTCCGATTTCTTCACGGCTCTCCACGTTCTCATGTAATCCGCTCCAGACTGTCGGCAAATCTCTCGGATGTTATCGGTTTGGATTACTTCGACTAATTTGTTTCGTTTTATCTTGTGTAATGTCATAATCAAAACGGTAAGTCTTCTGTGTCGCCTTTCGCTTGTGTCGGTTGAGCGATTGAATCCGTTTGGCCAACAATCTTAACATTACCGAGAATGCTTCCTTTTATCCCATTTTGACGCTCTTCTTTGCTGACTTGTTGGGTAATCATTCCGTTGTTACCGTACTGGTCCGGTTCGTCTTCGAGGAATACTACCGCATCCAGGTAAGTCCCTTTTGCGCCTTTATATAAACGCTCCTTGTCAATCTTCGTGACATCGATTTTAATTGCTACAATTTTAGCCATCTTAACTTGGTTTTAATTTTCGTAAATGTAATGATTTTATTTTGATTTTGCAATAGCTACCATGTGTGCAGACTGCATTTTTTCATATTCGGCCATTTTCTCGAACGGCACTTTTTGATACCCACCCTTCACAAAGAACACATGAGCGAACCACTTGTATTTCCCATCGACTGTTTCTTTTCGCGCTCCGGCCATAATAAACTCCTGACCTTTTCGATTCTTCCAAATCGGCCAGTGATCAGGCAGTCCAGATTTCTCAAGGAACTCATAGTGTTCGGGTCGTTTTGGTACGGGTCGGGTCATATATGTTGCAAACCTGCTACTGTTTTAATATGCAATTCACTGACCTTGTTCTTTTTACAAATTTTTGAAATGCGTTCTTTTGTAATCTCTTTTGAATCAAGGATTTCTCTTATTGTTTTTTCAATTGCTTCTGCTGTTTCTTTTGGACTTCTCATTATGTAATTTTTAATTATCAAACACCTCAAACTCTTCCACATCGTACTCGTCAATGATTCGATGCACCTCGTCATAAATTATGATTTCTCCGAAATGCTTTGTGTCGGGATGTGAACCTTGTGCGATGTATTCCCAGTCAGCACCTTCGGGGTTCTCCATCATAATCTGCTCGGCCATTTCTTCAATCGACTTGATCCGGCAAACTCGTTGCGGATAGCCATCGTTTCGGTCTGTAAGCACAAATACTTTCATTTTTTCCGATTTTTTACGTTCCAAATAATTCGGCTCACTCCGATAAGTGCAAAAATTGCACCTACCACTCCGATCATTGTCAAAGCGAATGCCATCGGTAGCGACCATGACTTGACTGCAGTTGAACTATACGCCAAGTACATGAACATGACCCCAGTCGCTGCGAATAAAGTCATTAACGTGTTTTCTGCTTCTCTGCTCATGATAATGTTTTGATTGTACGTTCAATTTCTTGTATTAATCCTTCGAGTTGATATTTAAGGTCTTTCACGCCTAACGTACCTTCTTCGGGTTCTTCTTCAACTCCGTTCATTGCATCATAAGTTTCTTTAAAGTAATTCAAGCTATACACATTGCTTATCTTTTCGCCAAATCCGTCAACACAGTAAGTAAATAACTCGTCATCAAGCCCTGATTCAAAACCTAAAAGGAAATACTCTCTATTATCATTTTTTTTACTTAAAACCGAATACTTCTCAAAAAACTTATCTCCTATAAGAAGCCCCTCTAAGATTTCTAAGTTACCTTCTTTTTCACTCGTCGGGGATATATGTTGATCCGTACCGTTATCGCACTTGAAGTTGTTACGATTGTCTAACTCATAGAATTTTCCTTCCGTTACTTCAGCATCGTGATACATTGCAAGAGTATAAAATTTCTTTTTCATGTAAAAACCTCGAACCCATCTTGGTTTAAATTTCTTTGTTTTCATTTTATATTAGATTTTGAATAATTGCCACTGCATAAAGGAATCCGTAAATCATCGGGACGATTAAAACCCCTCCGATTAGACCGTCTCGGTCGTTTTGCCACATTTCGGCCAGTTCTGTTTTGAGTCGTTTCATGTTGACATAAATTAAGATTAGTAAATGATTATGTGGACAAAGATAACACTATTTTGCAAATACGCAAATTAAAGTTTGATTTCTTTTCGTTCCGTTTGGTCATCGGATATCCACAAATCATATTCAATTTTGATAATTCTATCTGTTCTTTTTGAATAGACCAAAATCACATAACCAACGCTTGTTTCAGCCACCAAACTTAAATAAGAACCTTTCGTCTTGTATGACCTTGCAATTTCCGTTAGTTCTTCGAGCTGTTCCTTAACCTCTTTGTGGATTTTCTTTTCTAAGTCTGTCATTTTATCAATTCTTTTGCTTTTGATTCGTACCATTTCGCTTTATCTAAATCGCGCTCGATAGGTTGGTCCGGTTTTAGTCCGGCCCTCATTCGGTACTTAAACGCGTTCATTTCGCAGAACGCGATAAACTTCTCCTTGCCCCATATTTTGAGCATCATTTCCCATACTTCCATCGTGTTGGACTGGTAGTGGGCTGGTTTGATATGGTCGGTCATGCCCTTACTTTATTACAAATCCTTTTGGCAAATTGCACAATACTCCGTTCCGTTTTCGTCCATTCGGATAACAGGGAAATCGCATTCGCACTTGGTTTCAATAGTTAGTTTCTTATCCAAATCTGAAAGCAGTTTATGTATCTCGCAGTCAGGATTAGTTACAGTTATTACTAAATCTTCTTCATCATTCAAGTCTATTCGAATGTTTTTTTTGCTAAACTCTAAGGTTATAGCGGTTTTATAAGGATTAATTGACAACGGCTCTGCACAATCCTTGTACCAATGTTCGTTGTCGTTCGTCAGAATAATTGATGATTTTGTGCTCATAATAATTTATTTGATAGTTAATTGCTCATTCGGATCGGGAATATACGCCCCGAACCACTCCGATGCGAGTTGTTGCGCTTCGGCAATCAAACTCATAAATTCGGACTTTGTCAGTTCGCTCGTTCCCTTTGTTCGCTTCACGTAGGTGTCATTTATTAAAACCTCATCGAATAAAACCGTGTCGGGATGGTTCTCACGAATAAGGTCGCATAGTAAGTAGTGCGCTCCGTTATGGTCGCAAACGTGCCCAGCGTCAGTAAATAGCTTGTGATAAATCGGAACAACCACGCCCCACCAGTATGCGTTTTGATTGTTCGATCGTTTGCGTTTTACTTTGGATATCGTAATTTCTACATCCTTACCCTCAAAAGACTGAATCGCTTTGGATATGGGCTGACGGTTTCGGGTTAGCTTACCGTTCTCTACGTGGCTGATGTATGTGATTTTCATTTTAACTTGGCTTTATATTCCTCAATCAACTCCCGAATCTCTGGTATGCTTAATTTATTCGGTTCGTTTTTTAACTCCTTCAAACGCTCGAAACGTTCCCGACCGATCCGATCGGGCAAACGTTCAGCGTATTCGATTAAATTCCCGTGAAGGTGTCTGTTGCATTCTACACATTGACCGTGAACATTATCTTCGTGAAATCTCAAATTCGGTGTGCTTCCAACTGAATAGAAGTGACCAGCATCGAACTTTCCCTTTAGCGGTTTGCCACAACTTATACACGGTTTGTTCTCGTCCCTTTTTCGAATATACGAATTAAAAACAACTTGTAATTTTTTGAGCCAATCCTTGTGCGTCATCAATTCGATTCTCTTCTCCCGTTGCCATTTGCGTATTTTCTTGGCTTTTTTTGCCTTCTCTTGCACTTTTGCGTATTCAATGGCACAAGACCCCGAACAAACTTTTTGAGTCGTTCTGAACGGCTTAAAATCGTTTCCGCATATTTTGCACTTCTTTTCTTTCAAAACGGTGATTCTCCTATTTCGTGGTTAATTTGTGGCATTTTATCCCAATTACCTTCCAAATCTTCTTCGAATCGCATCTGATTCCCAATCCACTTATCCATGAACGTTCCCGTGTCACCATCTCGGTTCTTAGCGATAAACGCCTCTGCCATTCCATCACTCGGTGTCGATCCGTCCGAACACGTCTCAAATCCGTAATACTGGGCGCGGTATCTGAACCGAATAACATCTGCCTCCTGCTCAATCTCTCCCGATTCCCGAAGGTCTGCTAAGGTAGGAATTTTCATTCCACCCCTTGTTTCAACGCCTCGATTCAACTGGGAGAGCAGCCAAACTGGTATCTGCAACTCCTTTGCCAAGTTCTTAAATCCTTTCGCGATGCTTCCGATTCGATGGTTTGGACTATCCCCAACGCCACCTGACAACCTCTGCAAGTAATCCACCGCCAACCAATCAAACTTCTTTACGTTGTATGCGCTTAGGCAATTCATTCTGATTTGGTCGAAGTTGGTCGATTCGTCAATTGAAATATCTAATTCTTCTAATTCAGCTACTGCCTTATTGATTCGATCCATTTCGTTTTCATCGACTTGACCGCGCTTGATGTGTTCGTTGTTTACCTTTGCCATCTGAACGACTAAGCGCTTTGTAAGTTCGACCGAAGTCATCTCGCTACTGACTATCCGAACGCTTAAACCCATTCGGGCTTTTTGTACGGCTTCTTGTAACATTTCGGCCGTCTTACCCATTCCAGGACGTGCTGCGGTGATTATCAAATCACCCGGCTTCTGTTGGAAGATACTGTTTTGCTTTGTGTTTA